CTAATGTTGGTATAGTAGCCGATGCTCCCGTATCTCGGGTAATAGTTAATAGATTATTTTTATCTGAATAATCTAATGAAATAACTGCCCCATTAAGAATATACTTTAGAAGTTTATCTGCTTCAACTGTTATTCTAGGAATAGCATTTCCTGTCGCGGCCATCTTATACCAAACAAAGGTTCCATTATTAGCATTATTTATATTTAAATTATTATTGCTACAACTTAATAAAATTTCATTACCTAATGAATGATTTTTTATCCCTTGCCCAATTGCCCATTTTCCTTTACATAAAACGGTATTTATACCTTTTTTTAATTCACTTGCTTTCACTCGTACCATTATATCACCCGAAGGGTTAAGCAGTTTTATGACTTACTTAGGTCTATACAAATCAAAGATTTCCGTCTTTAATCTGTGGGAGTCCGTGCCATGTAACAGTTCCTCCATCATTTTCCATAACTAAAAATTTCTGTCCTACATTTTCTGCGTTTGTCTTAGACTTCTTTACAGTAGCCCACAGTTTTAGTGACTTCCCACGTTCTTCACGCTTCATTTCAACATACTGATATAACTTTGCAGTTGTAGATTTCTCCCAATCCGGCTTAGTACCTACAATTTCAAACCCATCATGAACTTCTTTCATGTGAGTAATAAAGAATTTATTACATCTTAATTGTAGGGCCGCATTAAATAATCTTTTGTATTCTTCATTTCTTGCATACCATTGAGTAGGGACCATTTTGACTTTATCAGCCTGTCTTGGGTCGCCACCTTTAATATGATTAAGCCTAGCAATCATATTTGTTGTATCAAGCCATGAATCAAGCCCATCAAAGATAATAGCCTTAACTGCTTCTACCTCTATGACCTCATCTTCATATTCAATCTTGCCAGTTGTTATTGCTTCATTAACCATAGCCATGAAATATCGAGACATATCTGCTGTCTTTAGATAATCAATAGTCATATCCGCATTATAAACATAAGGATTGAAAATAACTACTTTTTCATCTGAACTCCAATGTTGCCTCCATGTAGGTTCTGCACCTTCATCATAGTCTAATACAAAAATCCAATGAGTTTCCATTTCTTCTTCTGTTCTACAATCAAGACAAAGACCTGTTTTACCGTCACCGGGATTACCACTAACTCCACAAATCAAAAATGCCTGTTCTTGTTCTAACAAATTTTTACGTTGGTTCATGGCCCGCATTTTTGCTGCCTTAAACGCACTCTCATTTAGATTACTATTTGCTTGTTGTAAAACAGAACCTGCTGCTTTACCACTTTTTGAACCAATACCCATTATTCCACCAACCTATGATGTGTTGCATATTGTTCTTTGATACTTTCTAAGTCTACTTTACTGACTTGACGGGTATACATTTTACCGCTTGAAGTATGTAGACGAAGAGAAAATTGTCCCTTCTCATCATCTAACTCCTTCCATTCTAAACTTTCTACTTTTCTAAAATCAACTACTAACTGATTTAATTTAACTATCATTTTTTTCACCTGTTTATAGGCTTCGCACCTGTTTGACCGTCATTAACGCCAACGGCTACACATTTTAATTTTACTTATCACCAATAATCAATATCGTTTTCTTCACTACTGGTTGCTGGAACCTCCGCATTACCTAAAGCAACACGGGGATATACACCATAAAGATTAATTGAAACTGGGTTCCATTCATCTTCTATCGCATTTCCGTTATCATCCTTCTTTTGTGTTTGATTTGTACGTCCAACAATAATTACGTCAGAACCTACTCCGAAATCAATAGATAGATAAGATGGAATCCAAATAGGTGTAGAGTCAGGGACATCTTCACTTTCAAATCCATAGTTTGCATCAGCAGGTTCTACCCACATTGTTCTGTTTCCGGTTCTTTCGTTAGGGGTTAGATTCATACTACTAATAATACCATCAGTAACTACTAACTTCATACCCGGCTCATTTCTAATTGAATCGTGATAGTTTTCTAACTCGAATAAATCAGCGATATGACCGCCCATATGTTCTACTAATAGTTGTTCCATATCTAATCCGTTAACATCGACATATTCATCCCCTTCCGGGTCCATTACATCATTGTAAGTTAGACCATCTAAAGTCTTACCACGAATACCATATATGGCATCTCTATCGTCATTGAATAGGCCGAATAGGTGAACCCATCGGAATGTCTCACATGAGAAATTCTTTGCATCATCATTCTTTAACCCAAGAGTCCAATACTGGAATTCACCATCTTCTTTACGTCCAACAAAATGAGCACGTAGTCTGTATTCTTCTGCTGGAAGAGGTTTACCGAATCTTTTATTCAAGTCACCACTACTAAATGCCTTAACATTATCCAGCGGTACAATCCATGTATTAACGTCATCACCCTTTACAACTTCCATAGCGGAATTTGGTACTGATGGAATCGTCTTTGTTTCAACATCTCCATTTACCATTTGAGACTTTTCAAATACGTCATCAGAAACTTCCCTGATTTCAGCAATATCTCCAGTATTAAACACATCGTTAGAATCAGCATTATATCGAGACATGATATTTCGCCTTCTCCATTCTTGGACATCTCTAGCCTGTTCAATTCCTACAAAGTAACCAAACCCACTATTACCAAATGTGCTTTTACTATTATTAGATTTTCCTCGGATAGCACCACGTACAAAATTACGCGTTAATGTTAGCGCAATCATGCTAGACCGGGGCTGCTCCATATCCAATCCGTTTTGTGTAGCAATTTCATTATACTTTACTACCATTTGTTCTTCATTCATATTAATTCTATTTCCTAATGCTTTTAATTCATTTACAATTCTTTCTTGCATTTTTTCACTCCCTTATATTTAGGACGAGTTGGACTCGTCACCTGTTTTTACTAACATAGCGGAGACACTTAAACAGCGTCACACCTATATTAGTAAGTAATCTATAACAAATTGTTTTAGATTGTTGTGTATTTCATTACAGTTTGCTATACTTATTCTTCTTCGCCAACTGAATCTAATCTATACACTATACCGTAGCGGCTCTTACGAATCGCTAAGTATTTTCTGTTTGCCTTCAAGTAGTGGCATATCTTTCTATGTTCTGGAACATAGATAGTTGACCTATTACCTGAATCAAACCATTTATTCATAATTGCGTCAAGTACTTGTCTTGCAGTTCTCTCTTCACCATCTTCCATAATTAAATCTATATATCTTTCTGAATGTTGCCTTCGACCCATTTAATCCCTTCTTTCATACAGGCTTCATAAGGAGTTAAATTATCATTATAATAATCTCTCCAAACTTTATATCTTGTTTCTTTGAATGCTTTTTTGGGTATATATCCTACCCATCTATTAAAATCAATACCTTTATTTTTAGTAATATTAATTTTAATTAAATCAACTCCTAAAAAATAAATGTGGATAGGGGGCATTTGGCGCGATAGCCTGTATTTGTTTTTGCCTATTACCCTCGCTATCCACTACTAATTTAATAATCATACTTATTATACTTTTTGTATTATTCTTCCTTAGCATTTCTAATCATCCATTTTAGTTCTTCTACACCATCTTCGCTTTTATGAATGTCTTTTCTAACTTCACCTAAAAATTCTTTTAATAAATTCCAGTGATGTTGATTTCCTTTAGGGAAAATACTTGGTAATTCTTCCCATAAATCTAACAAATTATATAGAGATTCTCTCTTTGTTATCGCTAATACACTTCCACTATTATTAGTACGTTGTATGTTTGACTCTATTTCATATTGATTTAAAGTCTCACATAACGCCCCTAAAAAGTGTGTTTTACCTCTAACTACAATCTGCGTCCTAATTATCGTTTTGCCGTCACCACCATAAATGGCAGTAAATGGCTTTCCTAAACACATTAAAATTCCTTTCAATTCATCTTTTGTATACATTTTATACACCGCCGTAATATTCGGCTTTATCTTCAGTATCTTCATGATACTCTTTGTGACCTTTTAAGAAAAGGCCAGCATCTTTTTTATTACCCACAAATGCCTCTAAACATATTTCACATCTCACTTTAACTATTTCTGCTTCAAGAAAGATGCCTATGTCTGTCGCATAAGTAATTATATCTCCCTCTTGAAATATATTACTAGGTACTAAGTCATCCCACATATTATTTTAAAGATAGGGATAGTTAATTATAAATCCTCGCCTTTATTAATATCTAATGGAAACTTCATTCCTCTTCACCTAGAATAACCCAGTTTTTGAAGTGTCTATTATTGATATTGGCATATTTACCATTATCCCATTGAACCTTCGCTACTTCCATAGGTTGTCCTCTCATATATAACCACGTTATATCTATTACTGTTGCATTCCTATTAGTCTTAATATGTTTAATATTATCTCCCACTTTCATTACTACTCACCATTTGTTTCTTTATCGGATAATTTCCAATATTCTTTTAACTTTTTACCTGTTTCGGTTCCCCACCAACCCGGATGGGAATTATACCAATCCAGATTATATTGTCTTAATTTTTCTACTTCGGCTTTCTGCCTCTCTAATATTCTTTTAGGTGTTTTAACTTTTTTCATCTATACCAACCCCTATATTTGCTATTATGCTTCTCCATAAAGGCCACTCCATTTTCTCATTTGGTTTTTTCTCATCAAAATATGAATGAGTATGCCAAATAAACTTCGCTTCCTTTTGTCCACATAAGTCACAAATATTTGTTTTATTATCATATCTGCTAAGTGCATATTTAGTTTTAACACCAACACCGCAGATAGGACAAATCAATTTAACAACTCCTTAACGGATTTGAACTCCGTCGGCGTTTCCTTATCAGTACGGAGCCTTATGAATCTTGGGAATCTAAGGCCGATATTTCCTTCCTTATCTTCTGTAACAATATCCGCATGGACTTCCATTATAGTACTACTATTATTATTATAATAAGAATGTACCATATCTAAATCATTATCAGTAAACCCAGTTCCAACAGAACCGATACTAATTATCTGATTATCCACCATTACTCCTAACTCATATGAACCATAAGTTCCAGCCCTTTTACCTGAACCCATTGTTGCATTTAATACTATGCAATCTAAATCTACTAGAGCAGGTTTATGTTTTAACCATGAACGTTTTCCCGGTTCATATTGTTGGTTTGCTCCCTTTAGAACTAAACCTTCATAACCTGCCTTGATAGCCTTATTATATTCTTTACGAATTGCTTCTTCCCCCGTAACTAACTTGGTTTCAGTGATATTCACATTAGGGAAATGCATTTGGAGTGTTTCTAATCTAGTCCCGTAGCCGAAAGCATATGTATCTTGCCCATTATAGGTAAGAATATCAAATATAATCGCTTTAACCGCTACACGGTTTCTTACTGCTTCTGTCTTACCATGAATACGAGGCATTATTTCCTTGAATTCTAATATCTTACCATCTTCATCCACAGGAATAATTTCCCCATCAAGAATAAACCAATCGAATTCCATTCCCCACGATTCAATATTCAGGTCTGCAAACTTATTAGTTATGTCGTCACCCTTCCTATTAAAAATCATTACTTTACCATCTTGTGTCCTATGAAACTGAGCGCGAATACCATCATACTTTACGTCAGCATAATATTCACCCTTTAATGATTTAGCAGTTTTTGCTAATTGGGGTTTAATGTAGTTTCCGGGAGAAGGTACTAATAAATCTCCAACTCCCCAACCATCTGTAACTTTATCAATAATTGTACTTAATCTATTAAACTTAATAGCCGTATTGAAATCAGATGTATTAATGCCATATTTTTTGGGTAATGATTTCTTAGTTACATTTTCCCCTGCACCATTCCTAGTTTGATTTACAATAATTGCTGTAAACCACTTTCTTTCTAGTGCATTCATTTGTTCAAAGAAATTCATAAATACCCTTCTAGCATTTACAATATCTACTTGTGATAATACGTCAGTAAATATATCAATATCTAATCCTTCACTCGTAGTGTTATCAGACCAATCGTATACAAATTCTGGAAAACCTCCAGAATCATCTACTAAGTCATTTAAGTCATCCTCAAGCCCATAACATGTTGCTACATGAACTAGAAGATTCTTTGGTCCCAGTCCAGTTGAACTAAAATGTCCAGTTAATGCTAAAAAGAAATTCTTCCAATCCTTTTCAATATTTTCATCACCAACAATAACATTTATTATTTCTGTTGGGGTCATATCGCAATATGATTCCATCTTTTGTGCAAAATCACTCATCTTCATCTACTTCACCGCCCAAAGGTGGGTATGTATCAATAATAGTTAAGTATGCTAAATCAACATGACTTACATCTATTCTTTCAAAATCTGTCTTAGAATATTCGACAGTCTTACTAATCAATAAACTCATTAAGTCCATTGTTCTACTTGCTATTCTTTCCCTAGCACAAGCCTTAACTTGTCTACTTGGGATAACTTTCTTAATCATTCTTTTTACTTCTCTTTCGCTAACCATTTTTCCATCTCCTTTTTATTATAGAAATATTTTATTATTTTATTACTTAAGTCAGTAATAATAAATACTACACCCATTATGCAATTTACGGATATTACCTGATACTTTTCTGATACTTTATATGTTTCAACTGAAGGTGTTATTCCTTTCAGTCTACTACTTTCAAAAGATACTCTTTGAGCATTTTGTGTTATCCATTGGATAATATGTGGTTCTTGTACTTCCACCCATACATATCCATCTATTTCCAATTCTCCAGTTTTATTACAAACATTACATTCAGAACCATCACAGATTGGACATTTAATATATTGCATATTAACTGGGAATCTAATAGTATTTACTCTTCCTCCATCGTTAGACATATTTCCTCAGTCCTCGATAAGTATTCTTCACCATCATCTTTATACCAACGCATTCTTTGGTTATCA